TTTGTGACTTATAAACGTCAAGCTTGTCACCATCAACATAAGCAACAAACTTACCTTTATCCTTATGTACCATCACAGGAATACGATCAACTTTAAAACTTGATACGTGTTCGCCTGGTGGCATTTTATTTCTTAGTTCAGTGAATAATTTCATATTTCTGTTTGTTCTTAATTATTTATATGTTTTAAGTTTTTAAAAATTTACGTTTCTGTCCCATGATGAGTGATTATTATGCCATTATTCGTGCTGTAACTATAAACTCCGGTCGCGGCAACTTCACCCTGAATTGCCACCCCATTTGCATTAGGATTTACATACCATCCTTCAAACGTAGCATCTTCAGTCCATGTCCCATCATCTTTACGTAACAGAGTCCAATCATTAGCCGAACTACCATTAGATACATACTTACCGGCTAATATATTTGTTCCTTCTGCATTGATTGCAACAGGATAAGTTAGGTGATCAGTTATATCAGGAGCCAAAGCTGTATACGATGTTGGATTGCTTACATTATCGGGTTCTAATATACAGATCTTTTGAGTTGTACTAACAGCTTTTTCAGCTATGATAATTGTTCCGGTATCATCTGCTATATCAACATAGCTTCCAAAACCATGGCCATTGATACCTGCCCCAAATGAATCTCCTGAAAATGAAGCAACGTGCGTATATGTTGCCCAATTATCATCTGTTTTAAAGACGTATGCTGCTCCTCTGTTCGAGCCACCAGAATCCTGATTAGGAGCTCCGACTATACACACATTACCAGAAATAGCAACATGTTGTCCAAAGAAATCTGTAGTTGATGGATCAGGATGATCAATAGTAGTTGTACTAAAAGTACTTCCGCTATCAGTAGAGTAATGTACTTTAGCTATTCCTTCCCTATCAGTTACAGCTGTATGTCTAGGCTGACCACTTAACAAATAGACATTACTACTACCATCAGACCAACAATCGATTCCACCTTCAATATTTTGAGTTCCACCAACAGCTAGAGTACTAGAATTACCACTAGTAAATTCAGTATTCCAGTTGTCGGGATCAATAACCCAATATCTCAAATTTCGGCTCAAGTCATGAGTTACTATAACAATATGAGGATCATTAGCACTGCCACCGATTCGTATGCCACCCCATGATCCATTCGTGCCCACGTCAACATAACTAGCGGAGCTCCAAGATGACCCTGAAAATTTATGTAAATAAGTTCGATCGTTTTCTGCAGCTGCTAACAATACACCTGTTTTATCTAATCCAATATTATTATATCCAAGAAAATCGGATCGTGCACCTGTCTGTACTATATAATCACCATTAACATCAGTATTTGAATCCCATTCATATGCTGGACCAACTGAGACATAATATGTAATACTGAAATCAGCTGAATCAGTATCAAATGAAATGCCGTCGGAAGCTTTAAACGTGATTGTAAACGAACCACCATTTGAATCATAACCAGCTGTTAAAATATCGGCCAGTGATTTTGCTGTAACCGTAAATGTTCCATCAGAATCATTTGTGATAGTAGCTAATTCATAAGCAGAATCAGACGTGCTATATGTCCAAATGATTGGAGTTCCATCTGAATCCGATGCACTAATTGTAATTGAGGTTGCGGTACCACCATTGGAGTCAAGCGAATAACTTGCACCATCAGGACCGCTACCAATGCTCGGATTTAAGTTAACAAGGTTAACATTATACCAACCAGATCCGTTTGAAATAAACAAACGATTGGATGCCCAGGCTTGATCACCATTAGTAAGTCCACTAATAGGAAGTAAACCTGCAGAGTCATATGCAGTAACGCCACCTCCACCGCTAGCACCAGACGCAAGTCCGCTATCGGTCAAGTTACCATCTGCATCAATGTCTCTTGCAAATTTACTTAGCAATCTAGCCTTGGAATCCGGCATTATTCGTCCTCAAGATTACCTTCGAGCGGATTATCAGGCCACTCTTCTTCGTCTTCTTCTACCTCAGCATCTTCGTCTTCGACTTCTAGATCTTCTTCATCTACGTCGAATTCGTCATCTACTTCGGGCTCAGGCTCTTCGCCGTTATAGATTTGGCTAGCAATACCAATCTTCATCTGATCTAAGGCTGCAGCCATTTTTTCACCCATAATATTATTGAAAATATCTGAAGCACTTGTGTAATCCTTATTAGTAGCGGATTGTACTAAATCCTCAATCGGGTTTGTTTGTACTTCTGTTTCTTCAACATCACTCATCGTCTTCTCCTTGTTCTGGCGTTTGTTCGCCTTCACCGTTTATTTGATCCTGCATTTGTTCAATTTGTTCATCATTGAAATGTAGGATGTTCTTCATTACCCATTCTTTAGAGAAATATTCCCCAACATAATTTTGTACTTGATCTAAAGATTGTAATTTTTCTCTGAAAATCTCTGCATCTTTTAATTCTGTAAAATGATTATCTTTTGCATATTCAATAACAATATCAGATTTCCAGTTATTCCAGTCTTCTTCTGTAATAATACCCTTTAGAATTAATTGCTTCTTCAAAATATTTACAAACAATTGAGAGAATCTACGACGAAGTCTATCTACAAACTTCTGGAACTTCAATTCGTCTCTTGTAATTTCTGATGAACGACCTAATGAAAACTGAGCTTCTTGCTCAAGTCGATTAATTGGCACATTTAATGCACGATACATCTTCTTCTGGAAGTAAATAATGTCATCAATCTGACCTAGGTTTTCACCGCCTGGTAATGTTGAGATCTCTGTGCCTCTACCACCTTCACGACGTGGGAGCCAGAAATCTTCAAGCAATGACATATGTTTACGATCATCACGGATCTCACCAGTCTTTGCATCATAGACAAGCTTATTACGATATCTTGTCATGATATCTTTCATATATTGTTCTGATTTACCTTTTGGTAGGTTACCTACATCAATATAGAAAATACGACGCTCAGGTGCACGAGCAAGACGATAGATGACAAGTGAGTCTTCCATCATTCTTAACTGATTAATTGGCTTTAATGCTTTATGAAGATATGATACAATCTTCTTACGATCTTCATTTAACAGACCAGATGTAACATATGACACAGCATCTTCAGTTAACTTAACACCACCTGATTGTTGTGAACCTGGTTTCTCTTGATAGATGAAATATTCATCTACTTTTTCAATTAACTTTGCACCAGTCTGTTGATCTGTTTTTGTTTTGACTTGTTTTACTTTACGAATCTTTGATGAATCAATAGGACGAATCTCTTTGATTCCCTGTTTTAAATTTGTTTCATCAACTACTAAATGATGATATATTCTACCATCAACGTACCATCTACGTAAAATATCGTGACCATAGTCACCGAAATCTAACATACCATAGACGTTATCGAATTCTTCTTTGATTTGCTTTTTGATTGAATCTGAAACATCAATGTTGTCCATATTCAAATCGACAATCATTTCAGCATCTGAGATTGTAACTGCTTCATTCACAATTTCTTCAATTGCTTGGTCAACCTCTGGGTGCATTGCTACACCACGATACTGCATGATTAATTGATAATTATCTTTTGAATCATCACCGTCAATATTTAAGTATTGACCATAATGCATTCCGGATGCGGTAACATACCCCGCACCATCGTCATCACGTGCAGGAACAATCGAGGCTTTTTTCTTCGGATCTTCTGCCTCGGCCTTCTTAATTTCAAAGCCGAATAATTTTAAACTCTTTCCGTTCTCTGCCATTTTTAATTCCTAGTTAGAAAGAGGGACCAGAACCCTGGTCCCTTTTCTTATTATGTATAACTTAAGTAGTGGTGTCAGTATCGAAGTACTGGTACTCAAAAGTCACAGTAAATCTTTCGATTTCATCATTTGCAGCATAGCTTACATCGATAGGCGAAACTTCTGTTGGGAACGCTCCGCGGAATGTATACTTCTTGATTGCTGAACCATCTTTGTCAAGTTGCTCAACAAATAGGTCTGCTTCATAACCGATTGGTGAAGTGATACCTGTATTTGCTGAATGATTGTTCATGCCATTTGACCAACGTTCCATAGCATTACGTACATCAAAGTCAGTATCATTGATGATTGTAACTGTCCATGGAGCAAACGTACGATCACCAGCCATTTTTAGCTGACGACCTCTGAATGGAACTACAATTGTTCCAAGCGTTGATCCTGGAAGCTGAGCTGTTTCACACAAGAAACTTGTTAGCTCAGCATCTCCATTAGCATATCCAGGGTAGTTAATCGTCGCCTTAAATAGATTAGGACGAGCGCCACCACCTCTGAGTTTTGATTTAAAGTCATCGACTCCTAAAACTGCCATTTTTTATCTCCTTATACCGTGCCTACGACTTCTTCGAAATCTACACCGGTTCTCACAGCTACGAAGTTCAGAGTTACGTAGTTGATTGAACGTGCAGGCTTGATGAAGATATCAGCTTTAAATTCATTACGGTCAATGACTGCAGCAGTATTGTTTGTCTCATCACACACGACTCGGAAGTCAGTGATTCCACGACGACCTTGTACTTCACGAAGTACAGGCTCGACAATATTAACAAATTCTGCACGAGTGAACTCATCATTGAATTCAAACATAACAGATTCTGCAGCTCTACCGATTGCTCTTTCGAGGACTAGGAATAGACGTCTTACATTGATTCTATCAAATGCAGATGGACGTCCAAGGAATGTCTTATCACCGAAGAGAAGAGCACCTTGTCCTGGAATGTTAGCAATTGGGTTAACCCCTGCTTTATAGAGTGTATCACGCTGTGCTTTAGTTGGGCTATAAGCTAGTGAAGTAATACCCAATAGTTGGCCTCTACGTGAACCTGCTGGTGAGAACCATGCAGCTCTATTAAAGTCTGTCGCAGCCATAGCTCCAGCTACACTTGAAGCGGCAGGGACAAAGATATACTTATCGTTATATTTGTCATAGACTTTTAAGAAGTTGTTATCGATAACAGCGTATGAGCTCTTTGTAAACGTATTTGCAGTAGCTACAACATTTGTTACTCTTGTTGCATCTGATGTTACGTCAACAACGTCAGATCTTGCTGGAGAAGCCACAACAACACAATCTTTACGAGTACTTGTTGCTGTTGAAATTAGATCGTTAACTACTGTTGTCTGGTCAGTACGATTACTCATTGAAGGAGCAATCAAGAAATCTACTTCTACTTGATCCTTATCTTCAAATAAGTCATGTCCTGTTGAGAATTCTGAAGTAGTAAGGCTACCTGAATTTACACCAGTTGTTAGGTCAGATGTGATTGCATCAACTCCACCACCAAAGCTATCGCCACTTTCGATTGTAGTACCAGCTGAAGTAAGTGAGTCAGCGAATCCTGCCATCCAAACGTATTCCGATTTATTATTTACTACGTCTTTAGCGAAGTTAGCAGATCCGTCAGCATTTTTTGCGTCTGAGCCAAGTGAAACAAATGGGAATGTTTCGAGTACAGTATTTGGTGTTCCAGTAAATTCTCCATCGTAGTCGACTACTACGATATGCGCTTCATCACGAGCCGCGCCGCGATCAGATGCATATGTACTAGTTCCTGGAGCAGCATCAAAATTACCTTTGTAAGTCCAATCGTCAAATGACGAGTCATTAGCGTCTGCTGGACAAATTGATACTCGTAAACTATTTCCGAGTGCACCAGGCCATTTAGCAACAAACGTATGTCCGTCTGATTCTAAGCCAGCAACCTGAGTGTCCCAATTGTCTTGATTTTTGATAGTAGGCGCAGTTACACCAGTAATACCCGCATTCTTAGCAGCTGAAGTAACTGCACGGACAACTTGTAAAGAACTTGAATAACGCAAAAACTGTGTTGCGCTATGGAAGTCAATGTTGTTGTCAGTTGAAGGAGAAGCGAATGTATCGACTAACTCTTCTTCATTTGAAATCAAGGTTCTGGTTTCTACTGGACCCCACCTAAAATTACCGACGATCGCACCTGTTGTTGATTGCACATTAGGTACGCCACCGGTCAGATCAACCTCCTTTACGACAACCGCAGGAGATTCTGATGGTGTAAAAAGTGCCATTTTATTTTCCTCGATTTAATGATATGAATACATAATACGGTTGAAGTTTCACAATTCACTATTATTTATATATTTATAAATTTGGGTCATGTTCTACTGCCCAAGGATGATCTTTTTCTTCTAGTTGTTGCATATACTGTGAGCCATCATCTATAAACCCAAATGGTACCACATCATCTTCAATCTCTTGCATTTTTTGTTCGAACAACATTTGCTTGAGATTGATATCAGTCATATCACCAAAATATTGTGT